TCATGCTTCTAATTCTAGTAATTTTTCTAACAACTCTAGTAACTTTGCTAATACTGCATCTAATGCTGCTAACGCTGCAAATAGTGCAAGAGATTCTGCATTAGCTGCTTATGATAATTTTGACGATAGATATTTAGGATCTAAAACATCTGATCCAACTTTAGACAATGATGGAAATGCTTTAGCTGGTGGTGCTTTATATTTCAATTCAGTAGATAATGTTATGAAAGTATATACAGGATCTGCTTGGGTTGCTGCTTATGCTTCATTATCTGGTGCAGCATTAGTTGCAAATAATTTATCAGATCTTGTAAATGCATCATCTGCAAGAACTAATTTAGGTTTAGGAACTATTGCTACATTAGCTGCTCCATCTGGAACAGTTGTTGGAACTTCTGATTCTCAAACATTAACAAATAAAACATTAACAACTCCTGTAATATCTTCAATAAGTAATACTGGAACATTAACATTACCAACTTCAACTGATACTTTAGTTGGTAGAGCTACTACAGATACATTAACTAATAAAACTTTAACATCACCAATTTTAACAACACCAGCTTTAGGAACACCTGCATCTGGAGTTTTAACAAATGCTACTGGCTTACCATTAACAACAGGAGTTACTGGAACATTAGCTACAACAAAAGGTGGAACTGGATTAACAGCTATTGGAACTTCATTACAAACATTAAGGGTTAATTCTGGTGCAACTGCATTAGAGTTTGCAACTGTATCTTCTGGTACATCTTGGCAATCAGTTCAAACAACTGGATTTACTGCAACTGCTGGTTATGGTTATCCTTGTAATACAACATCTGCTGGATTTACAGTAACTTTACCTGCTTCTCCATCTGTTGGAGATTATGTTCAAATAGTAGATTACGCAGGAACTTTTGCTACAAACAATATTACATTAGGTGCTAACTCAAATAAAATTGAAGGTGGAACAGGAAATAAAAAATTAACAACAAATAGAGAAGCTGTAACTTTAACTTATGTAGATTCTACACAAGGTTGGGTATCTTCTTCTGGTGCTAATGAAGGAACACAATCATTAGATCCATTAATTTATTCAGCAAATTATTTGATAGTTGCTGGAGGTGGTGGTGGTGGATCTCCAAATAATTCAGGAGGAGGTGGAGCTGGTGGACTTTTATCTGGTTCAACAACATTAACTGAAGGAACAACTTATACAGTTATAGTAGGAGCAGGTGGAGCAAATGGTAATACTACTTCAACTGAAACTAGAGGAACTAATGGTTCTAATTCATCATTTACAGGTTTAACTACTGCACTTGGTGGCGGAGGATCTGGAGGAGGAGCAAGTCTTAATGGTTTATCTGGTGGTTCTGGTGGTGGAAATGCCTATAATACGACTAGTGCAGGTGGGGCAGGAACTGTTGGTCAAGGTAATGCAGGTGGTAGTGGTTCAGGTATAGTTGGTCCAGGATATTCAGGTGGTGCAGGTGGTGGAGCTGGTGCTATTGGAGCAAATGGAACAGGATCTAGTACAGACACACAAGGTGCAATCGGTTTAACAAATTCTTTAATTACAACAACACAAGCAACAACTGCTTCTGTTGGACAAGTTAGTGGTGGAGCAGTTTATTTTGCAGGTGGTGGAGCTGGTGGTAACAATGTAATAGGTGCTGCTGGTGGACTTGGTGGTGGAGGTGCTTCAACTAATCCTATCCAAGCAGGTGCTACTAATACAGGAGGAGGCGGATCAGGAGGAAGTTATTTAGGTACGAATTTAACATCAAATATTATTGGAGCAAATGGTGGATCAGGTGTTGTTCTTTTAAGTGTACCAACTACTAATTATTCAGGAACTACAACAGGATCTCCTTCAGTTGTAACTAATGGAAGTAACACAGTAATAATATTTAAATCATCAGGAACATATACAGGATAAATTATGGCACATTTTGCAATTTTAAAAGTAGGTAACATAGTTGAACAAGTAGTTGTAGTATCTAATGATATAGCAACTAGCGAACAAGCAGGAATAGAATTTTTAAAAAATTTATATAAAAATCAACATTTACCAGTACTTCAAACTTCTTATAATGGTAACATTAGAAAAAATTTTGCTGGGATTGGTTATCAATATGACCAACAAAGAGATGCTTTTATAGCACCTAAACCTTTTAACTCTTGGATATTAAACGAAGATACTTGTATTTGGAATGCACCAGTTGCTATGCCAATAGATGACAATAAGTATTCTTGGAACGAACAAACTTTATCTTGGGATATAGTAGAAGATACTATATAATCTAACCCATAAAGGGTTATGAATATTCTTATCGCAATACCATGTTTTGGCGGCAACATCAGTAACTTAACATTCCATTCATTATTTAATTGCATCAAACCATTAAATGATATGGGACACAATCTTAGAATAGAAACCTTACCAACTGAATCTTTAATCAATCGTGCCAGAAATAAGTTTGTTACTAAGTTATTAGACAATAAAGAATTTAATGGAACGCATTTATTATTTATTGATGCTGACATTGGTTTCACATTACAGAATTTATTAAGAGTTATAGAATTTAATAGAGAAGTTGTTACTTGTACCTATCCTGTAAAAGGTTTTTACTGGCAGCAATTACTAGATCGTATCAAAGAAAATAATAATATAGATGAACAAACAATGCGTGATTATCTTTTGCAGTTCAATGTTAATCTATATCCTAACACAGAATTTAAACAGGGATTCGCAAGAGTAAAAGAATCAGCTACTGGTTTTATGATGATACGCAAAGAAGTCTTTACTACTATCATAGATAAGAATCCTCAGCTTAAATACAAACCAGATCTAAGAACAGGTATAGAAGGATCAGATAATGCTTATGATTTTTTTCCTGTTGGCTGCTATAAAGAAAAGGATGGAGTAACCAGGTTCTTATCTGAAGATTATTACTTTTGTAGATTATGGGAAGAATGCGGTGGTGAGATCTGGACAGATCTTTCTACACCAATTACACACTTGGGTTCTACAGAATATCATGGTATGTTTATGACACAACTAAACAGGAAATAATATGATTACACTTATTATTGGTTTACTAGCTGGAGGTTTCATTGGTTATGCTTATAAAGATGAAATCAAAAACGCTATTGAATCTATCAAAATACATTTAAACATTAAGTAGTATTGTAAATATATAACATACATACTATATGCGTGTGCATGATTTACACAGAAGAAGACTATAATTTTTATTCTAAAAAATAAATATTTTATACTTATAAAACAATAAGTTATAAAAAATAATATTATTTACTTATTATCCAACTAATACTATTCACGCACTGCCAAACCAATCATAGGAGTTAGCATGGCAAAGAAACAAAAATCAGCTGAGGATATAATCTATCAGATTAAAGATCTACTTGATGATCTTGAATTAAAGATAAATCCTGAAGATGGTTACATATCTGAAGATGATGATGAATCAGATGATGATGATATAGATATAGACGAAGAAGACGAAGATTAGTCTATACAATAGGGGTGGTGAATAGCCACCCTTATTTTCAACACAATCTATAATTGACTTTTTATCAACAGACACTATACCTTGTGTATGAAGAGAAAGAAGACAGCTACATCTGGTACATCTATTCGTTTGTCTGCACATGAAAAGATTTGTGCTGAACGAATGCAAACACTTATCAAAACAATAGATGAACTTCGTGGTGATGTTAAAGATCTAAGAAGCGATATGAATAAGGGTAAGGGTGTTATTGCTTTCCTAATTATTGTAGGTGCTTTGGTTGGTTCTATTCTTTCTATTCTAAAGTTCGTTAAATAAACAACAAGGGTTTTACATTGTTAAAGGCAGACAAAGGATTAGTATCTGAAGCATTAGCACAAGCATACTTTGCTAAAGATCCAAACCTAATTGTATTCACAGCTCTAGGTGGAATTGGTCCAATAGATTTAATTACATTTAACACCAAGACAAAAGAGTATTGCAACTATGACGTTAAGACTGTGTCATATAGAAAATCAAATACTAAATATGCACATAAAAAAAACGATAGAATAAATAGATCTCCATCTAAGATACAACAATCAATGAATGTAAGGATTGTTTATGTATATGAAGATGGTAAGATATTAATTAAATGAATTACGAAGACGTTAAGACACGCATAAAAAAACATGAAGGTTTCTCTGCCAAAGTTTATTTAGATTCACTTGGCAAAGGTACTATAGGTTATGGTCATCTACTTACTGAAGATGATGATTTTAAAGAAGGTATTATCTATGACAAAGCTATACTTGAAGTATTGTTTGATAAAGATTTTAATAAAGCTAAACAAGGGATGGAAGAATTAGTTGGAACACAGGCATTACCTATGCTTGTTAAAGGAGTTATTATTGAGATGGTATTTCAATTAGGTAAGACTGGTGTATCTAAGTTTAAGAATATGTTTGCAGCTTTAAACGAATATGATTACACAAGAGCTGCAGCTGAAATGCTCAACTCAGCATGGTATAGACAAACTCCAAGCAGATGTGAAGAGCTGGCTAACTTAGTTAGAAAGTGTGAAATATAAATGTTACCAATGTTAGGAGCAATAGCTCCACTTGCTAAGATATTATTCTCTACCATAGAGAAGGCAGTTCCAGATAGAGATCTACAAGAGAAATTAAAA